GGACGTGAGAAAATGATAGCCGTACTAGAGATAATCAGATGTGCCGCAGCGGTAGCGCTCTTGGTGGTGCTTACAATGTATGTAGCGTACAGGTGGTATGCAAGCGTAAAAGAAAATGCCTACGAGGAAGCAGAGGAGAGCATTAAGCGTGCAGTGAGAGAAGCAGGCAGACCAGTGGTCAAGGTCGAAGTTGAAATGAAAGGAAAGTGGTAATGAACATTGTAGGAATACTGCTGATAACAATAGCTGTGCTTGCAGGCATAGATGTAGTGATGTATCTTGTGCTGAGCGTGGCGGATAGGCACTGGGAGAAACGCTTTGAGAAAGAGGAGGATAAAGATGATAACGAAAGAGGAGTTTGAAAAGGCGGTAAACTACTGTACAGAATTTACTGTTAGTTGCAAAGATTGTCCGCTATGCGAAAAAGATTTTAAGTGTGGTGCGTATTTGGCGGAGTACCTAAAAGAAAACGAGCTTGTGCCTGTTGCCGCAGGTGCAAGCTCTGAGGTATCAAAAGATACCAGTTCAATATTACACCTTGATGATAGCACAAAAGCAGCGATTTGTCAAGCATATGATACCGTAGACGAAGCCTGTACAGATATAATCGGTATCTATGAAGTAATGTCTGAGCGAGAACATAGAGCCTTTGACATTGGCGAGGCGTATGGAAAGATATGCAGCACAAGGGATAAGCTTGAAAAGTTGAGAGGCGGTGACTGCAAATGACAATAGATGAATTTAAGCTGAAACAGAATCTGCCTTACGAAGCGAAGGTACGTCACGCAGAGATCAGAGCTTGGGAATTCTACAACAAAGTGTACGGCGATCTTAACGCTACTTGTCACGTTTCTGTCGGAGGACTTGATAGCATTACACTTCTTGTGTTTCTTCGAAACATAGGCATTGATGTTCCTGCCATAAGTGTGTCTATCTTAGAAGATAGAGGAAACCAAGAGATACATAAGCAGCTGGGTGTTACATCTATAAAGCCATATATGAGCAAAACGCAGGTGCTCAATCAACTTGGCTTTCCGGTCGTGAGCAAAGCCAAAGCCAATAAGATAAGCTATCTGTTGCAACCTAATGCGGACAAACAGACATTTATTCACGCAATTATGACAGGTGATATGGGCGAACAGGGTGGCTTCAAACACTCCGATCGCATCAAGTTGCAAGATAAGTGGATAAAGCTCTTTGGCGGTAATTATGCGCATATGCGACCTGATCTTGACATACGACCTGTACCAAACTTCAAAGTATCGTCAAAATGTTGCTACTATATGAAGGAAAAGCCTTGCGACGATTGGGCAAAAGAACATAACAGCTATCCATATTTGGGACTTATGGCGTCAGAAGGCGGTCAAAGGGAAATGGCACTAATGAAAAACGGCTGCAACTATTATGGTAAAACTACAACACGAAGCTGTCCGTTTGCTATATTCACGAGGCAAGATCTGTTACAGCTTGCTCTTGACCTTAATGTACCCGTTCCAAGAGCATATGGAGAGATTAAACGCAAAGAAAATGGTGAGCTTTACACTACGAGAGCACAGCGTACGGGCTGTTCAATGTGCGGCTTTGGTATACATATGGAGCAGCGTCCTCACCGCTTCGATAGGCTGCGTGAAGATAATCCTGCTGAATGGGAATACTGGATGAAACGCTGCTGTAAAGACGAAGACGGCACAGTTTATGGCTGGGGACGTGTGCTTGACTTTATAGGTGTTGAATGGAGATAACGAAAGGAGCAAACTAAAATGTCAGTAAAAATAAACTCGCTTGAATTTGAGAACGTAAAGAAAATAAAAGCCGTACAGCTTGAACCTGCAAAGAATGGGCTTACTGTTATCGGCGGTAAGAACAGGCAGGGCAAGACCTCTGTCCTTGACGCTATCGCTTGGGCGCTTGGCGGTGACAAGTATAAGCCGTCCTCTCCTCAGCGTGAGGGGTCTGTTGTCGAACCGCACTTGAAGATCACCCTCGACAACGGAATCGTGGTGGAGCGTTCGGGCAAGAACAGCTCTCTCAAAGTCACGGACAGCACAGGTAAGAAAGGCGGTCAGCAGCTTTTGAACAGCTTCGTTGAGCAGTTTGCACTTGACCTGCCTAAGTTCATAAATCAGTCAAGCAAGGAAAAAGCTTCAACTCTGCTGAAAATAATCGGCGTGGGCGATACGCTCTATCAGCTTGAGCATAAGGAACATTCCCTCTATGACCAGCGTACCGCTATTGGCAGAATAGCTGACCAGAAGTCTAAGTTTGCAAAGGAAATGCCTGTGTATGCAAACGTCCCTGCCGAGCCTGTTTCAGCTTCGGAGCTTATCAGACAGCAGCAGGATATACTTGCTCATAACGGCGAAAATCAGCGTAAGCGTGACCAGAAAGAATACTACGAAAAGCAGTTGGAGCTTGCTAAGTCCGCCTATGAACGTGCAAAAGCAAACTATGAAGCGGCAGTGAACAACTTCAAGCTTGCAAGCCTTGACGCACAAGACCTTGTGGACGAAAGCACAGCGGAGCTTGAAAAGAATATCTCAGATATCGAGGAGCTGAACAAGAAGATAAGAGCAAATCTCGACAGGGAGAAAGCTGAGATAGACGCTGAGGACTACCGTTCACAGTATACATATCTCACTGAGCAGATAGAGGACGTAAGGCAGGCTAAAACTGACCTGCTGGGCAGTGCCGACCTGCCCCTTGAAGGACTTTCCGTTGAGGACGGAGAGTTGCTGTATAACGGGCATAAGTGGGACAGTATAAGCGGTGCTGAACAGCTTATCGTCGCTACCTCTATCGTAAGAAAGCTCAACCCTGACTGCGGCTTTGTCCTGCTGGACAAGCTTGAACAAATGGATACCGACACCCTTGATGACTTCGGCAAGTGGCTTGAAGCACAGGGCTTGCAGGCGATAGCCACAAGAGTTTCTACAGGTGACGAGTGCAGTATCATAATCGAGGACGGCAGGTCAATGGACAATGATAAGGAAGAAAACACAGAAACGAAAACTTGGAAAGCAGGTGCATTTTAATGTATGAGATAACATCAGGAGTTGTAAGCTCCGCACAGAAAGTCGTGATATATGGTCCTGAGGGCATAGGCAAATCCACCTTTGCGGCTCAGTTCCCCGACCCTGTATTTATTGATACTGAGGGCAGTACAAAGAAGCTGAACATCAGACGTTTCCCTAAGCCAACAAGTTGGGAAATGCTCAAAAACGAGGTAAAGGAAGCTATGAACGGCAGGCTCTGCAAGACCCTTGTCATTGATACATTTGATTGGGCTGAACAGCTTTGCATTGAAACGATCTGCTCGGCACATCAGAAAAAAGGCATTGAAGATTTCGGCTACGGCAACGGCTATGTTTACGAAAAAGAGGAGATAGGCAAGTTTCTTAATCTCTTGCAGGAGGTAGTTGATAGCGGTATCAACGTTGTGCTCACGGCTCACGCTCAGATGAGAAAGTTTGAACAGCCTGACGAGCTGGGTGCTTATGACCGCTGGGAACTGAAACTCGGCAAGAAAACTTCTTCTCAGATATCGCCTCTTGTGAAAGAATGGGCAGATATGGTGCTGTTTGCAAACTACAAAACATATGCAGTAGCTGTGGATAAGGATGGCAAGAAGTTCAAGGCTCAGGGCGGTGACCGTGTTATGTACACCACACATCACCCTTGCTGGGACGCTAAAAATCGTGACGGACTTCCGCCTGAAATGCCTTTTGAGTACAGCGGTATAGCTCACCTGTTTGTGTATACACAGCCTGCTGAAATGCCTAAGCCTGTGCCTGCGCCGACAGTTCAGACAGCACAGCCTACACAGACCGCACAGACTGCCACACAAAAATCGGACGAGCCTCTTACTGATCTCAGCGGCTTTGAGGACGTTGCACCACCTATCGTTATCCCTGAGGGCATACCGAAAGCACTTGCGGACCTTATGAGAGCCAACAACGTAAGCGAATCGGATATACGTCTTGTGGTATCTCAGAGAAACTATTTCCCTTATGATACCCCTATTACAAACTATCCTGACGACTTCGTGCAGGGCTGTCTGATAGGTGCTTGGGAGCAAATGCTGCCGCTTATCAGAGAAAATCAGAAAGTACCATTTTAAAAGGAGGACAACACTATGGATAATTTTATGGAATACGGCTGGGAAGATGAGATAGTCAACGAGGGTGGGGACTTTGTCCTGCTCCCTGAGGGGGACTATGACTTCACCGTCAGCAAGTTTGAGCGTACAAGATACGAGGGGTCGGCAAAAATGCCGTCCTGCAATATGGCAAAGGTCACATTCACCATTTGGGGTGCAGAGGACAGCGTGGAGATAACAGAAAACTTCTTCCTCTGCAATAAGTTTGAGCGGAAACTCTCAGCACTTTTCCTGGCTCTCGGTCTGAAAAAACACGGCGAGCCGCTGAAAATGAACTGGAACGCTATCACAGGCAAAAAGGGCAAGTGTCACGTCTACGTTGACAACTACAAGAACAAGGACGATGAGGAAAGGCAGTGCAACAAGATAAAGAAGCTCTATGCCTATGACGAGAATGTAACTACCGTTCAGCCTGTTCAAAGGCAGACACCACAGTATAGTCAGCCTGCTCAGACAGGGGGCTGGAAAGCCGGTGCGTTCTGATGATGAATTTAAGACCATATCAAAACGAGGCTAAGCTTGCTATACTCGAACAATGGTCTGAGGGAATAAATAAAGTCCTTGCAGTTCTGCCGACAGGAACGGGAAAGACAATACTTTTCTCGGCTGTTACGGAAGAATGTGTGCGGCAGGGTAAGCGTGTGCTTATCCTTGCCCACAGGGGCGAGCTGCTCGACCAGGCGGCGGACAAGCTTATGAAGTCAACAGGGCTTGGCTGTGCCACCGAGAAAGCAGAGCAAAGCTGTTTAGGCTCTTGGTATCGTGTGGTAGTAGGCTCAGTTCAGACCCTTATGCGTGAGAAAAGGCTCAAAGGCTTTTCGGAAAATTACTTCGATACCATTATCATTGACGAGGCTCATCACGCTATCTCAGACGGCTATCAGAGAGTGCTTGACCATTTTCCTGAAGCTCAGGTACTTGGGGTAACGGCTACACCTGACAGGGGCGATATGAAGAACTTAGGCTCGGTGTTCGACAGCCTTGCATATGAATACACTCTGCCGCAGGCTATCAAAGAGGGCTATCTTTCACCTATCAAGGCTATCACCATACCGCTGAAACTTGACCTTTCAGGAGTATCAACTCAGGCAGGAGATTTCAAGGCAAGTGATATCGACACGGCACTTGACCCATATCTTTATCAGATAGCTGATGAAATGCTCAAATACTGTAAGGAACGCAAGACAGTTGTGTTCCTGCCGCTTGTCAAGACCTCTCAGAAGTTCCGTGATATCCTTATCAGCAAAGGGTTCAATGCCGCTGAGGTCAACGGAGAAAGCACAGACAGAGCGGAGATACTTGAAGCTTTCGACAAGGGCGAATACAACGTGCTGTGCAACTCAATGCTCCTCACAGAGGGGTGGGACTGCCCGTCAGTTGACTGCGTTATCGTGCTAAGACCAACAAAAGTGCGTGGACTTTACTGTCAAATGGTAGGCAGAGGCACAAGACTTTGTGAGGGAAAGACAGAGCTTTTACTGCTTGACTTTCTGTGGCATACAGAACGCCACGAGCTTTGCAGGCCTGCACATCTTATCTGTCAGAATGAAGAGGTCGCTGAGAAAATGACCGAAAACCTTGCCAATGAGGCAGGCTGTGCAGTAGATATCGAAGAGGCAGAAAAACAGGCAAGCGAGGACGTTGTGGCACAGCGTGAAGAGTCTTTGGCAAAGCAGCTCAAAGAAATGAAAACACGCAAGCGAAAGCTCGTTGACCCTTTGCAGTATGAAATGTCAATACAGGCTGAGGACTTGTCCTCTTACGTTCCTGCCTTTGGCTGGGAGTGTGCTCCTGCTACCGACAAGCAGAAAGCAAAGCTTGAAAAGTTGGGCATTTTCCCTGACGATATAGACAACGCAGGCAAGGCAAAGCTTATCCTTGACCGACTTGAAAAGCGCCGCAATGCAGGACTTACCACTCCAAAGCAAATAAGGCTGCTTGAAAGCAAGGGCTTTGAGCACGTTGGCTCTTGGAGCTTTGACAGTGCAAGCAAGATGATAGCCCGTATCTCTGCCAATGGTTGGAGAGTGCCGAGAGATATCGACCCGAAAACATACACACCTGAGAACTAAGGAGAAGTGAATGGATAACACAAATTTGCTTAAAATGCTTGAATACATAGACCCTGCCAGCTGTGATTATCAAGAATGGGTCAACGTGGGAATGGCTCTCAAACACGAGGGCTATTCCGTGAACGATTGGGACAGTTGGTCGAGGTCAGACAGCCGTTATCACAGCGGTGAGTGCGAACACAAGTGGCAAGGCTTTAAGGGCAATGCTCAGCCCGTGACCGCAGGAACTATCGTGCAAATGGCAAAGGAAAGAGGATACAGCCCCCATGAGTTTAAGGCATACGATTGGGACGGCGAGATAGTTGCAGAAGAAAGCAGTCCCCTTGTAAACGGCGGTGAGGGCATACCGATAACCGAGCCTGCCCAATGGGATCCTGTCAAGGAGATAGTCACATATCTTGAAACACTCTTTGAAGCAGGAGAGAACGTGGGCTATGTTACGCAAACGTGGGAAACAGAAAAGGATGGCAAGACCAAGTATCTGCCCACAAAGGGGTGCTGTGACAGGACGGCAGGGGAGCTTATCAAAAGGCTTGGCGAATGTAACGGCGATATAGGTGCGGTGTTTGGCGACTACAAGGAAGAAGCCGGAGCGTGGATCCGCTTCAACCCTCTTGACGGCAAGGGCGTAAAGAACGAGAATGTAACAGACTACCGCTATGCTCTTGTTGAAAGCGACAGTATGCCAATAGAACAGCAGAATGCCGTGATGAGAGAGCTTGAACTTCCTATCGCTGTGCTTGTATACAGCGGTGGGAAGAGCGTTCACGCTATCGTCAAGATAGACGCTCCCAACTATGATGAATACCGCAGGCGTGTTGATTTTCTTTACAAGGTCTGCAAGGAAAGCGGTCTTGACATAGATAAACAAAACCGCAATCCCTCACGTCTTAGCCGTATGCCAGGCGTTATGAGGAACGGCAAGAAACAGTTCATCATTGACAAGAACATAGGCAAAGAAAGCTTTTCAGAATGGAAAGATTACATAGAGAGTATCAATGATGATCTCCCTGACCCTGAGAGCCTGAGTGCTGAGTGGGATAACCTGCCTGAGCTTGCTCCGCCACTTATTGACGGCGTTCTCAGACAGGGTCACAAAATGCTCATTGCAGGTCCGTCAAAGGCAGGCAAGTCTTATGCACTTATCGAGATGTGCGTGGCGATAGCTGAGGGGGTCAAGTGGTTTGGCTGGCAATGCACCAAAGGCAAGATACTATACGTCAACCTAGAGCTTGACAGAGCATCTTGTCTGCACCGTTTCAAGGACGTGTACACCGCAATGCACCTAGAGCCTGAAAACCTCAGTAGCATAGACATATGGAACTTGCGAGGTCACAGCGTACCAATGGACAAGCTTGCACCAAAGCTTATACGCCGAGCAAGCAAGAAGAATTACATTGCCGTGATAATAGACCCTATCTACAAGGTCATAACAGGTGACGAGAACTCAGCAGACCAAATGGCTCACTTCTGCAACCAGTTTGACAAGGTATGCACAGAGCTTGGCTGTGCGGTCATATACTGCCACCACCACTCAAAGGGAGCGCAGGGCGGTAAGCGTTCAATGGACAGAGCCAGCGGTTCAGGAGTATTCGCCCGTGACCCTGACGCACTTCTTGACCTTTCAGAGCTTGACATTTCAGACAGCCTTTACAAGCAGCAGGAGTACGAAACTGTTTGCCGAATCTGTGAGAACTGGATGAGGAGATTTTACAGAAATACTGATGACCTTTGTTCACAGGACGATCTTGTTACGCCGTCAAAAATGCTTGAGATAACGCACAAGTACCTGCACCCGAACTCATACAAGCTTATGATGGCCGACATAGACAAGGCTAAGCTTGCGGTAAGAAACCGTACTGCATGGCGTATAGAGGGTACTCTGAGAGAGTTCCCGAAGTTTGCTCCTCTCAATATGTGGTTTGACTATCCTGTTCACAGAGAGGACACTGTGGGCGTGCTTAAAGACTGCGAGGTAGAGGACATCACACCGAATTGGAAGAAGAATTTCAGCAAGAAGAAGACCAATGAAGACCGCAGCAAGGAACGCAAGGAGAGCATTGAAACAGCTTTCAGCGGTGTGCAGGAGAACGGCAAGTGCCGCATTTCTGAGCTGGCGGAGTACATAGGAAAGAGCGAAAAGACCGTTGGAAGATACCTCAAAGAGCACGGAGGTTTTTGGATAGAAGAGGGAGAATGCGGCTTAAAAGCTCAGTAGACAGACAATACAAACTCGAATTTTTGAACTTTAGACAGACAAGAAAAAATCGAGAAAGTGTCAGGACAAAATCGAACTTTTTTCTTGTCGGACAATATCGAAAATTACCGAGTTTGTCGGACGGACAGACAAATCTATTATTATAAACAATACTTTTTGTCGGGGGCTTAAACTCGCCCCGACGAAAAAGTAGTTTGAATAATGACGTGCGAGGAGGAACACACGCAGATGAGAGCAACAAGAAGTAAGGCAAGGCAAGACGTTGTTAATGCAGCTAAGAAAATGCCACCGCTTTTTCATAAGCTGCCTAATGAAGATTTCGACTATCGAAAATCACGCACGCTTTGGTGGCTCGTGAAACAGCCGCAGGTACTCAAATACATTTGGGATATGGTCAAACAGTCGGGAGCATTGGTGTATGATGACAAGTCACACAAGTGGCACGGAGCAGATTTCAAATGCGAGGAGGAAGATGATGACTGAATTTTTTATGGCAATGATACCGCCGACAGCTACGGCGCAGGAGCACAAGGTGGCAGTAAGAAACGGCAAGCCGATATTTTATGACCCACCCGATGTCAAGGCGGCAAAAGAAAAGCTCACGGCAAATCTTGCAAGGCACAGACCGCCTGAGAAGTACATCTGTGGGATACGGCTCATAACAAAGTGGCTGTTTCCAAATGACGGCAAACACAAGGACGGAGAGTACAAGATCAGCAAGCCTGACACGGATAACTTGCAGAAGATGTTCAAGGACTGTATGACAAAGCTTGACTTCTGGACAGACGACCAGCTTGTGGCGAGTGAGATATGCGAAAAGTTCTGGGCGGACATACCTGGCATTTATGTGAGGATAGAGGAGCTATGACGATACACGAAGTAAAGAAAAGTCTTGGACGCAGGGTGAGCTACAACGGTTCTGACTGCTACGAACTGACAGGGTGCATTATCCGCAAGAGCAGTAAGACAGGTCAGTTCTTCTATCAGGCAGAGATCGCTGACAAGACTTGTGGCAATACGTTGGTGTATTGTAGGCTGGAAGAGTTGAGGTGTGAGGAGGCAAAAGAATGAAAACACATAATCTGAAACTTAGCATAGAATTTTGTGACGCTGTTCTGAGCGGTGAGAAAACTTTCGAGGTCAGAAAGAATGACAGAGGTTTTCAGACAGGAGATCTGATAAGATTTATACCGACTGACGGAACGTCTTATCGTAGCTCAGACGGCACAGTAAAAGAACACGCAAAACATGAGATATCAGGACATACATACAAGATAACATATATCCTCAACGGCTGGGGAATAAAGAACGGGTATGTTGTGCTGGGAATTAAGGAGATAAAATGCAATAACTGCGTATTTTATCATACTTGTTGCAAACGGAATGTAGTTTGTGATGATTACAGATCAACGATCTATAGACAAACTGAGGAGGATTAACATGAACAAGAAAGAAATTAACGAGATTAAGAGAATATTCAGCGACGACTGTGGACTTTTCACAGTAAACCACGTTGTTACGGCATTTGTGGACGCTGAAAAGAACATAAAGTGCAAGACCAATCAGCTTTACAACACTATTCCGCAGGACGAGGCGGAGCTGATAATGATAAACCTGAAAAAGGTACTCAGCGGTTCTATCGGCAAAAATCTGCTGGAATATTCGTTTCCGAAGGACGCATATCTTGAGGGTGGGGCACAGCCTTTCATGTATGAAACATTGCAAAGCAAGCTTCTTGACGAAGAAAAGGTTGATAATTTTCTCAACGCCATAGTTGAAAAGGTGGAGTATGTGTCTACATATACCATTTTCATGGCTCATTGTACATATTCTGTACTGAAAAAGAACAAAATGGACGAGTTTGAGGACGAAGCTGACACAGATTACAATTTTATAGTGACAGCTCTTTGCCCTGTAAATCTGCGTATTGACGGGCTTGTGTATGATGAACAGGACAACTCTATCGCTAAGAAAGAGTCATGCGACAGAATTGTTGAGCTTCCAAGCGATGGCTTTTTGTTCCCTCTTTTCAATGACCGTGCACCAGATATCAACGGAGTGCTTTACTACACGAAAAACGCAAAAAAGCCGAACACTTCCGTTGTGGAAGAGCTTCTTGGTTGTGAGTTCTCAATGACCTGTCAGAACGAAAAGGAAACTTTCAAGGATATCCTCACAAGCGTTGTGGGCGATGAGCTTGACTATGATCTTATCACTACTGTGAATGACAAGATTTCCACATTTGTTGACCAAAATGCTCATGAAACTGAGATACCGACCATAGACGAGCATAAGCTTTCATCTATCTTGTGGGAGGCAGGCGTAAGTCAGGATAAGCTGGAAAAGTTGCATGGTGTGTATGAGAACGCTATGCACGGCAAGGTTTTCAGGGCTGTCAATCTGGTGGAGGATAAGGTAACGATATCAGGAATGGGATTCAAGATGACCGTAGATAACTACCATAAAGGCGACGTGTCCACTGCCATAGGCAAGGTTATTTTCGGTGTTGCTGATACGGCTGTTGACGTGAATGGTATCGGTATTAAAATGGACGGTGTTGCTAATGGCTGACCCTATGACCATGTCACGCCTGAAAGCCTACCGCAGGAACGCCTTAGCTATTGAGGACATCAAGGCAGAGCTTTCAGGCAAGTACGTTGCCGACAGTATCAGCGTATGCACTCCACCGTCCTACACGCCACACAGCACACGCATAGACGGCTTTCTGCCAAGTGGCGATACACTTTCACTGCTGTGCGAACAGGCACGGCTAGAGCGTGAGCAGAGGACTGTGGAGGAGTTTATCAAGGGGATAGAGGACTATCAGACACGGCGAATGTTCGTGCTGAAATTCATCAAGGGTAAGACGTACTTGCAGATAGCTATGCAGGTGAGTGGTGGGAGAATCACAGAGGACGCAGTTGAAAAGAAGATAAAAAGATATATATCAAAAAAATCTTGATTTGTCGGTTTTGTCGGTTTTCACTATGCTATAATTTAAACTGAGGAAAGTGTAGATGTACCTCAGGCTTGTACTTTCATTGAAGTCACCTCCAATTTTCTAAGCCCCGTAAGGGGCTATGCAGGTCGAGAGCGTGCCAGCTCAACATCTGCTCCACCATTTACAAAACTCCTTATAATATTTTCACAAGGGCGGCTGCATTTTGCGGTCGCTTTTGCGTTGCACGGAGGTATACAATGCCAATACCAAGACCCGACCGAAGCGGTTCACACCAACAGCAGTTCCGTATCAACAAGAAAAAGATATATGCTACCCAAACAGTCTGCGGTATCTGTGGAAAACCTGTTGATTTTTCGCTGAAATATCCTCACCCTCTGTCGGCTTGTATAGATCATATCATACCCATTGCAAAAGGCGGTCACCCCTCAGCCCTTGAAAACCTACAGCTTGCTCATTGGTGTTGCAATCGTCAGAAATCTGATAAATTGGTAGAAAAACAGGTGTTTGACCAAAAGGTAGAAGCCGTATCCAACCGTGTTTTACCGCAAACTTTTGATTGGAAGTCGATTTAAGCACGAATTTCCACGAAATTTCCAATTTTTTTGAGCATATGGGGGCATACCACCCCCTTTGAGGGCGTTTTTCACGTTCACGCCTTCATTGTGTAAATATCTCGCAGAATTTTAAACAGGAGCAAAAATATGACAAACGAAATATACGGAATTGACTATCTGCGACGCAGACTTGCCGATAAACAAACACGAGTGCTATTGAGATATAAGTACTACGAAATGAAAAATAACGCACAGGACTTTTCGAGCCTTGCTCCCGAAAAATTCAAAGGGCTAAAGGAAACTGTTGGTTGGTGTGCGAAAGCAGTCGACAGCCTTGCTGACCGCCTGCAGTTCGATGAATTTCAAAATGATGAATTTAATTTGAGCGAAATATTCTTGTCAAACAATCAGGATATACTCATTGACTCTGCGGTGCTTTCGGCTCTTATCTCAGCCTGTTCTTTCGTCTATATCCGAGAAGATAACGGCTATCCTCGCCTGCAGGTAATTGACGGCTCAAATGCCACCGGTATTATTGATCCTGTGACAAATCTGCTTACAGAGGGCTATGCAGTGCTTGAGCGTGACAGCATGGGCGTTGTAAAGACAGAGGCTTATTTCATGGCAGGCATGACGGAAATATACTCCCATGGCGTGCTTGTTCAGCGTATACCAAACGCTGCACCATATGCACTGCTCGTGCCGATAATATATCGTCCTGACGCAAAGCGTCCGTTCGGTCACAGCCGTATTTCAAGAGCCTGCATTGCCTATACACAGACAGCTCTCAGAACTATAAAACGCTCTGAGGTGTCGGCTGAATTTTACAGCTTCCCTCAAAAATATGTGCTTGGATTATCTGAGGACGCAGAGTTCAATAACCGGCTTGCTACGATATCCTCTTTTCTAAATTTCACGAAAGACGGCGACGGCGATCACCCCATTGTAGGACAGTTTCAACAGCAATCAATGACGCCATATACTGAACAGCTGAGAACACTTGCAAGCCTGTTCGCAGGAGAAACAGGACTGACCCTTGATGACTTGGGCTTTGCCACCGAAAACCCCTCCAGCGCAGAGGCTATCAAGGCAGGTCATGAAAACCTACGATTAACGGCACGCAAGGCGCAGAGGACGTTCGGAACAGGTCTGCTCAATGTGGGCTATCTTGCCGTTTGTATCCGTGACAGATACGCATATCAAAGAGATGCGTTCAGAGATACAAAAGTCGCATGGTTGCCTATCTTCGAGCCTGACGCTGCGGCACTCTCGGGTGTGGGCGACGCTATCTTGAAGATAAACCAGGCTGTGCCTGACTATCTTGGTGCAAGAAACATAAAGGCTCTCACAGGTATGGAGAGTGACGGCAAATGAGCGCACTTTCAGACAAAATAAAAAGCGACCTTGTCAAGCTTTCAAAAAGCGACAAACATTTGCAGAGCATTATAAAAAGGCTTGAAAGCGGTAACGCAAACCTCGCTGATGTTGATGACTTCGCACAGGCAACAGGAACTGTGCTGAAAAAAGTCTTTGAAAAAAGCATAACCGAAAGCCCAAAGGCTTTTACAGATGAACAGCTTATTGCTGAGATACTCGGTGATATATTCGGTGATAACTACGATCTTATAAACTCTGTGGCTGAGAATATCCAAAAGCAGCTTGATAAGGCGGCAGGCATAGGCATAAAGCCACAAAGAGCAGATTTCCCCTCTGAGAGGATAGAAAATCTTGCAAAAGTAACGGCTCAAAAGGACCTTACCGACAAGACGTCGCTCAGCGAGTTCACTGCGTCAGTTGAGAACATAAACGGCTCTATTTTCACCGATTATGTCAAAACAAATGCTGACTTTCGCAGTAAGGCAGGACTTAAAGTCTACGTTATCCGTTCAGATCACAGCAAGTGCTGCGCATGGTGTTCAAAGCTTGCAGGAAAGTACGTCTATCCTGATGTTCCACAGGACGTGTGGCGGCGGCATAAGCGCTGCACCTGTGAGATAACCTACGTCAATGAAAAGGCAGGCACATATGATCAAATAAGCTATTCAGACGTTCAAAACGGCAAAGAGATCGAAACACGCAAGCAGGTCACAAGGCTCACACCTGAGCAGGCGAGAGCTAAGGAAAAAGAAGTGCTTAGCAGGATTGACAAATCGAAAAAAAGTGGTATAATGAAATCAGGAAGAAACCTTGAACGAAAAGAGCAAAACATAGGTGCGTTCTCAACGTTGACAGTGCCAATGCAGAAAAGAGAAATTCTGAACATATGTAGAAAATATTCTATTGATACTAGCGGAATAACCTTTAAGATTCAGCGTTCTGAAAAACTCCTTGCACTTCCTTTTTATGGCTCAACAGACTATAATAACATAGGAAGAATAGACTTGTTCCCAAGTGCATTTTCTTCTGAAGAGGAATTAGTAAAAACCATATTGCATGAAAAGTGCCACGTTTTACAGCTAAAGAAACATGGCAAAGCATATGCTCAGCAAAACTTAGATTTAATGGAAAAACAAGCTTATAGGTTTGAACGATTATTTTATAGCTTGGTTACAAAGAGGTGATAGTATGAAATGGCTTGACAATCTAGCGAGTATAAAGCAGCTCCATAAGGCAGGCAAATGCCCATATTGCGGACAAGAAAATACAGATTACAGATTGCTTGAAATAAGCAGTGGTAAAGGATATGGAGATGTTTGGTGCAATGACTGTAAAAAAGCTTTTCATATTTCTCGTATAGAAGTATCAGAGACAGACATTCGAGAAAAGCAGTTACCTCCTGAACTCAAATATTAGTTAATAACCGCTCCGCTACGGCGAGGCGGTATTTTTATACCCAAAATCAGAAAGGACGGATAAATATGAATTTTGGACAGGCAATTGAAGAAGCAAAGAGAGGTAAGAAAATAGCAAGAAAAGGCTGGAACGGCAAAGGACAGTATGTTGAGCTTGCCACTAATGTTAGTTATAAATCCCCCAATGGTACTGTGACAAATGTAAACCATAAGGATATGGGCAATAAAGCATTAGCGTTTGTGGGAACTTCGGGTGTACAACTTGGGTGGCTTGCAAGTCAAGCAGATATGCTGTCGGAAGATTGGCAGACAATAGACTAATCAAACATCGGAACTAAGCACCTTAACGGGTGCTTTTTTCATACCCAAAAGGAGGTAATTCCCTATTGAGGATAAGAGAGTCGGCAGGCAGACCCCCACCACAGCCCTTGTCCTGCCTTATGAGCAGACTAAGGGCAACGAGGCTGTAGAGTTATATAACAGCACAGGCAGAACTGCTCAGGAATGGCAGGAAATACAGCTATATGACATAATGGCGACCAATGACGAGGGATTGTGGACGCATATGAAATACGGCTACAGCGTGCCAAGACGTAACGGAAAATCTGAAATACTTATAATGCGTGCTCTCTGGGGACTTATCCACGGAGAGCGTGTTCTTTATACGGCACACAGAACTACCACCTCTCACAACGCATGGGAAAAGGTCATTGAACGTCTTGCAAAGGCAGGATATACCGAAAAAGAGGATTTCAAGACTACAAAACAGTTTGGCCTTGAACGTATTGAGTGGCTCAAAGATAATGACGGAGGTCTTATCAACTTCCGTACACGTTCATCAAAAGGGGGACTTGGTGAGGGCTATGACCTGCTCGTTATAGACGAGGCTCAGGAGTACACGGCTGACCAAGAAAGTGCATTGAAATACGTTGTTACCGATTCTGCAAACCCTCAGACACTGATGTGCGGCACTCCTCCCACTGCGGTATCATCTGGAACTGTGTTCTATCAGTACCGCCGTGACACTCTGAGTGGAACTAACGTTGACAGCGGCTGGGCAGAGTGGAGCATACCTGAAATGGCTGACGCACATGACCCTGAACTTTGGTATGAAACAAATCCCTCACTCGGCACGATATTAACCGAGCGTAAGATACGTTCAGAGCTTGGCAAAGACCAGACAGACGATAATATCCAGCGTTTAGGACTGTGGTTAAGATACAATCAGAAGTCTGCCATAAGCCGGGAGGAATGGCATAACTATCAGATCGATACAGCACCAAAGCTTTCAGGCACGCCTGAACTGTTCTTCGGCGTTAAGTATGCAAGATATACGGCAAATGTTTCTCTTGCAGTTGCCGTTAAAACTTCTGACGGCAAAATATTCGTTGAAGCTATTGACTGCCGCCCTGTGCGAGAGGGGAACGGCTGGATGATCTCATATCTCAGGAATCCTCACGCAAGGCAAGTGACCATAGACGGTGCAAACGGACAGGCTGTGCTTGAAAGTGATATGAAAGACGCAGGAGTTAAGTGCAAGGCTGTGCTGCCAAAGGTTGCTGAGGTGGTGCAGGCGTCAGCTCAGTTTGAGCAAAGTCTGTTTGCTGATAAGATATGCCACGCAGAACAACCTGCACTTGAGCAGGCTGTTTCAAATTGCGAACACAGAGCCATAGGCTCAGGCGGAGGTTTTGGTTACAGCTCTATTATGGAGGGTGCTGACATTTCGCTGTTAGAGTCGGTGGTGCTTGCACATTGGAGCTGTGCGAACGCTAAAGAAAAGAAAAAGCAAAAGATAAGCTACTGATATTTGAAAGGAATGATATTATGGCAGAAGAATTTGAACCTGTCACGACGCAGGAACAGCTTGACAAGATAGTAAATGCAAAGCTGGAGGAAAACACAAATGCTGTCACAAAGCAGTTTGAGGGATATGTTTCCCCTGCTGATATGGCAGAAAAGGTCAAGGGCTATGAAACCACTATAGCAGACCTTACGGCAAAGGGCAAGGCGGCTGAACAGAGCCTTTGCAAACTGAGAGCCGCACAGGAGTACGGACTTCCTGCGGAGCTTTCTGACAGGCTCAGCGGTGAGGACGAGAAGTCTATAAGAGCCGATGCAGAAAAGATGTCAAAATACTTTAAGACATCACACAACGCCCCTGATTTCAGAGCAGAGGGCGACCCAAGCAAAAACAGTGCGGAAAACGCACTTAGAAGAACACTTGAAAAGCTGAAAGGAGAATAATCATGGCAGAAACAATTAAGAGAGGCACACTTCTTGAGCCTGAAACAGTAACAAGCATTTTTTCAACAGTAAAGGGTCATTCCTCCCTTGCAAAGCTCAGCGGCAGAGATCCTGTATCTTTTAACGGCAACGACTATTTCGTTTTCTCTATGGACGATGAGGCGGACGTTATCGGTGAAAGCGAGGCTAAATCCGCAGGCAGTGCTAAGCTCGGCAAGGTGACGATGAGACCGCTCAAGATCGAATACGGCGCACGCTTCAGTGACGAGTTCATCTATGGAACAGACGAGAAAAAGCTTGAAGTCATGAAAGCATTTGCAGAGGGTGCAGCAATCAAGTTTGCTCGTGCTATTGACATTCTTGGCTTTCACGGAATCAATCCGAGAAAGAAAACTGTTGTCGCTGCTCTCGATAATAACTATATCGACAAGGCGGTAGCTGACAATAGTGCAAAGGTCGATTTTGACGGCACAGATCCTGAGGGCAATCTTGAAGACGCTATTGCTCTGCTTGGCGACTACGAGGCAACAGGCTTTGCACTTTCAAAGGACTTTGCCTCTGCACTTGCAAAGCTCAAGGTCAACGGTGTAAAGCAGTATCCTGAGTTTGTTCTTGGTGCAAATCCAGGCAATCTCAATGGCACGGCTTGTGACGTCAACTCCACTGTAAACTTCAATAAGGGTACAGACAGAGCTATCGTCGGCGACTTTGCGAGAGCCTTTAAGTGGGGCTATGCTAAGGAACTTCCTTTGGAGGTCATTCCCTATGGCGACCCTGATAACTCAGGCAGAGATCTGAAAGGTCACAATGAGGTGTATCTCAGAACAGAGGCTTATATCGGCTTTGCTATCCTTGACCCTAAGGCATTTGCAGCCGTTCAGGCCGTTCAGGCAACAGAATGAGCAGCGTTTATGCCACTATCGACGACATAGCAGTATACGGACGAAAGCTTACATCACAGGAGCAGCAGGCGGCGGATAGTCTTATCGAGACCGCCTGCGCAAAGCTCCGTGTTATAGGCAAGCGTTACGGCGTTGATGTCAATGCCCTTGTGACAAGTGATGAAGACTATGCGTTGACAGTAAAGGCGATAATCTCAAAGGCTGTTGTGAGAAGTCTTGACTGTTCGGCTGATAATGCACCACCTGCTGTGCAGGCGTCGCAGGCAGCTATGGGCTATTCGGTGTCAATGACTTATCTCAATTCAGGACAATCTTTATATTTTCTTAAAAACGAGTTGAAAGAGCTTGGTATCATTCGTCAGAGGTGGGGAGCTATGGAGGTATATGACTATGAGAACAATGATAAAGGGAATTTCGGTGAAGCTTAAAGTGCAGACGCAGACAGGCGTTGACGGCTTTGGCAGACCAACTTATGAGGATAGCTGGGAGCTTGTTGACAACGTTCTTGTAGGCGAGCCGTCATCTGATGATGTTATAAGTGAGCTTAACTTATCAGGTAAGCGGATAGCTTACACCCTTGCAATTCCAAAAGGAGATACACACGTTTGGGAAAACACAGAGGTCGAGTTCTTCGGCAGGAAATTTTGTACCATAGGTTTCCCGATAGAGGGTATCGAAGAAAATCTGCCTCTTAGCTGGAACAAGAAAGTCAAGGTGGAACGCTATGGATAAGGTAAAGATAGTTCTTGACCGCAAGGCAGTAAGGCAAATGCTGCGTTCAAAAGAGGCTGAGAACATATGCCGTGAGTTTGCCGACAAAGCGGCACAGCGGCTGGGTGACGGCTACGAGGTGTCCACCTATTCAGGTAAAAAGCGTGTGAACGCAAGCATAAAGGCTGTGACCTACAAGGCGAGAAAGGAAACAAAGCAAGACAATGCCATATTAAAGGCGGTGCTGAGAAAATGATAGAAGAAGTTATACTGGGCTATCTGAGCAAGAGCCTTGACGTTCCCGCATTTATGGAAGAGCCTGCAAAGCCGCCGCAGAAGTATATCATCATCGACAAGCTTGGCTCGTCTGAGAAAAACAGACTATCTTCGGCGACCCTTGCCGTGCAGTCATACGGCGGCAGCCTTTACGAGGCGGCAAGGCTCAATCACACCGTCAAGACAGCTATGCGTGACGCTGTGACTCTTGATGACGTCATATCCTGCAAGCTGAACAGCGACTACAACTACACCGATGAGAAAACAAAGCGATACCGCTATCAGGCGGTATTCGATATACGATTTTACGATTAAAAGGAGAGATAACAATGGCAAACACCAATAATGCAAACAACGTTACCGCAGGCAAGCCTAAGATAGGCGGTGCGGTATATCGTGCACCTAAAGGCACAACGCTGCCGACAGACGCAACATCGGCTCTTGCAGCGGAGTTCAAGTGCCTTGGCTATTGCTCAGAGGACGGACTTTCAAACGGCAATGACCGCTCAAACAGCAACGTAGCAGCCTGGGGCGGAGATGTAGTGCTCAATATGACCAACGCAGGCAGTGACACATTCACGCTGACGCTCATTGAAACGCTCAACGAGGAAGTGCTCAAAACTGTCTACGGCTCTGATAACGTCACAACTGCACTTGAGGGCAAGGACATAACAGTTGCCGTGAACGGCGGCTCTGACGAGGAGAGCGTGTATGTTTTCGAGCTTATCCTCAAGGACGGAGCTTTAAAGCGTATCGTAGTCCCTTGTGCCTCTGTAACGGCTCTGGGCGAGATCAAGTATATAGACACTGACGCAGTGGGCTATAACATCACGCTGACAGCCGTCAACGACAGCAAGGGCAACTCACACTATGAGTACATTCACCTGAAATCTGAGTAACAGGAGGAAGATCATATGCTTAAAGGTATCACAAAAAGCGGTTTTGACTATGAGATAGAGGATAAGGCTCTTGACAGTTGGGAACTGCTTGAATCGCTCGTGGAAGTCGATGAGGGCAATGTGGGCGCTATCGTAAAGGTGGCAAGACAGCTTCTTGACAAGCGACAGCTTGACAAACTCAAAAATCATTGCAAGGATAATGATACAGGCTGTGTGTCAAAGAACAAAATGTTCATAGAGCTTGCCGATATACTCGGTGGCAAAGGCTCAGAGAGTGAAAAGCAAAAAAACGTCTGAGGGCTGTCTGCGGACTTGCCCATATGATATGCCGTGATGAGATATCTCTTGTCTGCGATTTTGCAGAGGTCTATCACGTTTTTGATTACAGGTCGCTGTCAGCTCAAATGGCAGCGACACTTTTTGTGGGCCTGCGTCCGGACAGCCGTTGCAAAATGTCCCTCTCCGGAGATAAATACACCATTGACACTTTGCTTGCCGCAATGATATACGATAAGCTTGCGTGGCTTCAATGGGCGAAAACCAAAGACGGGGCAAGAGGGATAAATATGCCCGAAACCGTTGTATCAAAGCTTATAGGCTCTGATAAAGAGAATAATGCGAGAGGCTTTGGAAGTATCGAAGAATTTGAAATGGAAAGACAAAGAATTATCGGAGGTGAAAAATAATGGCGGAGGGAACTAAGCTTGCAGACGCATATGTGCAGATAATCCCTATCTCTGAGGGGATAACAAGCAAGATAAAGGAACTCTTTAAGGGCCTGCCCGACGAGGGCGACAGCGCAGGCGAGAAAACAGGCGAAAGCTTTGCAACGAAACTCAAAAAGGCTATAGCGGCGGCAGGTGTGGGAGCGGCTATAAGCAAGGTCGTCACCTCTGCATTCACTGAGGGTGCGGCATTTGAACAATCTCTTGGCGGTGTTGAAACGCTCTTTAAAAAGCACGCTGATATCGTCAAGAAGAACGCACAGGATGCCTACAAGACCGCAGGAGTAAGTGCAAACGAGTATATGGAGAACGTCACAAGCTTTTCAGCAAGCTTGCTCACCTCTCTTGGCGGTGACACTCAAAAGGCGGCTGAGGTCGCTCACACTGCTATGGTGGATATGTCCGACAACGCCAACAAATTCGGCTCGGATATGCAGTCTATACAGAACGCTTACCAAGGTTTTGCAAAGCAGAACTACACTATGCTTGATAACCTCAAGCTGGGCTACGGCGGCACGAAGTCTGAAATGGAAAGGCTTTTGCAGGACGCTCAGAAGTTCAGCGGAGTTGAATACAACATTGATAACCTGAGCGACGTTTACAACGCTATCCACACAATTCAGCAAAACCTTGATATCACAGGCACAACAGCCAAAGAGGCAAGCACCACCTTTTCAGGCTCTTTCGCAAGTATGAAAGCAGCTGCAAAGAACTTTCTGGGCGTGCTTACCGCAGGGGGTGACGCCGACAAGGCTTTCAATGACCTGTTAGGCTCGGCAGACACTTTCTTTGAGAATGTGAAACGCCTTGCTAAAAGCTTTCTCTCACAGTCTGTGCAGGTGTTTGACACGGCAGTGGGTCAGCTTTTTGAGAAAATGGGCGTTGACGCAGAAAATATAGAGGGCGTTATAGAGGGTGTTCACAACGCCCTTAAATCCATAACAGCGGCAATTGTGACATTCATTGCGGTGTCAAAGGTGTCTGCGGTCACAAAGTCCTTTGAGGGGCTTACTCTGCAAATGATACAAGGCAAGGCTATGGCAACGGCCATGAATGCCGAAATGGCTATAACTCAAAATCTTGCGGCAGGTATCGCCGCAGGTGTCGCACTCATAGGCAGTGCGATCATAAATCATTTTGCCAATGAGATAGACGTCACAGAAAGCAGTATAGTGAATTTGTCCGAGAGCGTCAAACAGTTTTCGGACAAATGTCTTTCCACCAAGAGTGCTGTTGAAAGTCTTCACGAGGAGCTTGCCGACAGCACAGACAGTAATAAAAAGCAGGCTGACTCTTATCGTGCACTCAATGACAGGCTCAAAGAGCTGAATGAAACTGAAAATAAAAGTGCTGATGAAAAAGCCGAAATGCAATCTATCATAGATCAGCTCAACGGCGATATAGAGGGTCTTAATCTGACCATAGATGACCAGACAGGCGGCTTGAAAAACAACACAGCCGCAGTAAGCGATATGCTTGACGCTTATGCGGATATGCAGGATACAAAAGACTTGCAGGATAAGCTTGCGGAGGCTCTGAGAAACCAAGCGGCGGCTCAGAACGAGTATGATGAAGCACTTGAACGATACAAGCAGGCTAAGGCTGACGGCTTGACAGGTGATGATTTTGACGCACTTGCACTGTCACTCAACACCGCTCACGGTGCACTTACAACGGCAAACAATGACCTTTCCTCTGTAAGACAGTCCATAGAGGAAGCAAACACCGCTCAGAAAGAATTTGCCGACGCTTATGCTCTTACCACAGGCTCGATAGCAGAACTCTCGGAAGAAACGCTGTCGCAGATAAATGACATCTGTGGCAAGTATGCGGACGCATACAAAACCCAGCACGATCTCGTGTTCGGACAGATAGATCTTCTTGACGAGTTCTGCGGAAAGTCAGACGTGACCGCCGAACAGCTTATCGCAAATCTTGATGATAACATAAACGGCTTTACCGACTGGGAAAACAACCTTGCCAAGCTGAAGAAAAAGGTAGCAGACGGCATTATCACTCAGGACTTTTATGACAACCTTGAGAAAATGGGTCCAAAGGGTGCAGGCTATGCAAAGGCGTTCGTTGATATGTCGGATACTCAGCTCAAGCAGTATTCTGTCAAGAGCAAGGGCATTTTTGACGAGATGAATGACTATGTTGACGGAAGTATGAGCAAGATGAAAGACTCTTCCGCAAAGCTCCTCGCAGAGCTTGTTAACCTGCCGTCACAAAACTACTACAGTATGCGGACGGCGTATGAAGTATTAGGACAGTACGCCGCAGACGGCTACGCAGACGGCATAAAAGGCAGAATGTCATTTGTAAGTGCCACAGTGAATGAAATGGTCATAAGGGGCATAACCGCCGCAAGGCTTGCTCAGGATTCACATTCGCCGTCAAGAGTTTTCCGTACACTGGGCGGATATGTGGGCGAGGGCTATGCACTGGGCGTGGCTGACGAAACATATCTTGCGGTGCAGGCGTCTGAAAACATGGTAAGGTCTGCCATACAAAGTGCAAGCAAGGTAGATAACAGCATTGACGTTTCATCGCTGAGAGAGCAGACAGCTACACAAACTGTGCCTGATACGACAAACATGGGTATGCGGTCGGCTATACTCAACGCCCTTGCAGAGTATGCCTCTGTTGACGGCAAAAGCACCAAACAGCCTATCAATGTAACTGTGGAGATAGACAAGCGAGCCGTTGGCAAGGCTGTGGTAGAAGATATAAACTCGCTGACAAAGCTTAATGGCAAGTCACCGCTTGTATAGGAGGTATGCAATGGAATATCTGAAATTCGGTGATACTGAAATAGCTGTGCCGACAACGTTCACAATAGATAAGAAAAAAATAATGTCCGATAATGCAGGGCTTTCCTCGACCTGCAAATATGTGGGTGACGTAAAGGGGCTACAGACCACGCTTCACATAGAGTGGGCAAACCTTAAACCGCAGGAAGTAGCGATTATAAACGAGTATGTTCTGAATGTGCAGGACGCTGATTTTCCTGTTACCTACCTTGATGAAACGTTTAACATGGTTACGGCACGTTTTAGGGCAGAGGGTACAACATATGAGCAGTGGGGTTGGGATAAGAAAAGACAGCTTTGCAAGGTGCTTTCTCTTGACCTTTACGCTTATTCCGCAGGCGAGGTGACATAAATGCACACAGTAAGCGACATCGTATCAACCAAAATAGAAAGCTACTGCCGCACCTGGCGAATGGAGCTTGAAAGCAGCGACAGCGTTATTTCGGGGGATAAGATCATATCTGCAAGCAGCACCTCTCAAAGCACCTCATTCTCCGATGATATAGAGCTTGGCGCAGTGTGCTCACAGTCTTGGGCATTACAGATAAACGATGCTGAAGCACGTTTCCTCGGCAACGAGTATGACCTTTCCTTGTACCTTGCGGACCTCACAGGCGTGACCACCTACTCC